TGCATCGTTCCCAACGTAACAGGTTGTCTTGTGCACCATAAGAAAGTAACCAGTTCCACCGGCATAGAACCGGTATAGACCGGAGACCTCTGCATCACCGTCACCACCAATCAATCCAGTGAAGTCTTGGTTGTAATAAGTAACCGGCTCTCGCTTGGTCACAGACCTCGGCTCATTCTCAAACCGGCAGTTCTGTGCGAGCTGAACCCACTTGTCTCCAAGGTCTAAGTCCTCGGTCTTGTTGTTCATACCGGGTGCTATCTTGACATACCATTGTTGTAGTTCTGAATCAGGCATTATGAGTTCCTATCCGGGTGCTATCTTGACATACCATTGTTGTAGTTCTGAATCAGGCATTATGAGTTCCTATATTGTACGTTTTTGTAGCCCTTCATAATCAGGTCTTCATCCTCTACCTCACGATTTCTCTCTGCCATGTAGGAGTCGAGACGTGCGTAGTATTTTGTCCAACGGTCATTGCCTCGGTCAAGCCACTGCCGGTCTTCTAAACCCTGAGCTATCCCGTAATCTATGATAGCTAATTCCAACGCTTGGGGAATAGTAGGAACAGTAGCATCAGAGGACATGTTCGGATGTTGTTTGGTGTAGTAGATACGCATGTTGTCTGCAGTTGTCTGTTCCGTATCAGTAGGTACCCACCACCCAAACAAGTCTTCCTCACGATCCCAGTAATAATGAGTGGGTGTTCCCGCCTCGTCCTGGTAGTTATACGTTATATCGGGGAAGGCAACCTGTGGATCTGTTCGACCAACTGCATCCTTCCAGCCGGCATTGAGTAAGTCCAACTCTGTCCGACTAGAAGGTTCCAGCTTAATCCAATTCTGACCTGCTTCATGGAAGTACACTTCAAGAACAGAATAGATCTCCGAATCAATTGACAAGAAGGAGATCTCTTGAAATCCCTCAGCCACAATGTTCTGTGAGCAATCGTCCGTAGAAATATGAGTGTTACCTCGTAGGCACTTCGTTCTGAAGGCGATGTCTCTGCATCCGTCATTGATGTAATCATCAAGTTCAGTATCCGTCCAGAACGCAGAGGTAGTCTCACCCAACTTCTTTCTAATTCTACTCCTGAGTGTTCCTCGATTCATTTTATTTCTCCTTTAGTTTCACCTGCAATACTTCGTTGAAATAGAACTCTGACATGCAAACATCTCCATTGTCCTTGAAGTAGATGTCTGTCGGCTCTATTGGATATAGCATAACTTGCTTACTACCGAACGTTACGCATCCTACCAATAGCAGCGTTGACATGAGAAGCACGCCGAGCTTTATTAGTTTCCGACATTGCATCGACTAACTCCTTTCCTATTTCAGCTTTCTCCTTAGCCTTCTTCTTGTTTGACTCTCCGTTCAAGTTCAAGAAGAATAGAACTATTTTAAAGAAAGCTCCGATTGCCTGTATCATTTGTCATCCGCATTCTTTGCTTTGCCTATGTTAAGACCAAGCAAGTTTAATAATGAAACGATTTTCTGTAACCATTCATTATCTACTTTTGATGGTGTAACCATTGTGATAGCTGCCGCGACTGTTACTGCTGCCGTAATCCAACTGACCCATTGGTTACTTAATACTGCCTGTAAAAAGTTTGGATCTGTTTCCATGGTTAATCTCCTTATTCAAATGGTTCATTAGGTACAATTTCGAACTCTTCGTATTTGAGTCCCCAGCCTGCCCGGGAACTATCTGGTTGATGATGAACTGCTCTGTCTAAATGATTTATCCACCCACACCTGCCACATCTCACATACCTGTCCTCCCTTCGTCCCTTGTCTAAGTCGAAGTTCCGGCCACGCTTGACCACTTCACCTCTGACTTGTCGACCTCGTACGCTTTCGTACAGGAAGGTGCCACACTGAGCACAACCACCTGTCTTAATGGGATCGCTGATATATTTTTTAATTGTCACTCCCAAGTATCCAATGCCCGGGCTTAACTGGTTAGGCCCAGAGAGAGTCAAGCTAAAAGGTAATAAGATCTGTTGCAATAGTATATTAGCATCTGCAATTATTGATGGAGCTAACAATGTCAACGTTAGTGTCTGCGGTCCCGCAGCATCCTCATTGCTATCAATGATCAAGGATGGAGCATTCAGAGTCAGCGTTAGAGCTTGTGTTGCTGGTGTAACGTCTAAAGCTAAGTCCACCGCAGGGTTCTGTAGCCCTATTATTAACGGGAACTGACCTGGAACAGAATGAGACAACGCAGCAATCGGAACAAGAAGTGATAGCGATAACGCAAAGGGTGTATCAGGAGCGTCAACCAGCACGTCACCAACTGCATACTCCTCTACCGGTACGGTGATTGTATTCTGAACTAATTTTTCTGTTGGTACTGGCATTAAATCTCTCCCCACTCTTCTGATTCTCTGCTGTAAAGAGATTGTATCTGTGATGCTGACAAGGCTTCATTCCGGTAATACCTAACATCATCAAGCTTCCCAGCGTAATGCCCTGTTTCTCCGATATTTCGTGTCAAAACTCCAATGCGAAGTACGTCAGGAGTAAGGAATACCATGTCTGCAAACCAATGCGACCCACCTATTGCTGCGGTGGCTGTGTCAGCAACTCCATTGAGATAAAGCACCGCTTGAACACCGTCTTGAACAACGGCTATATGATTCCAAGCACCTGCTACTAATATACCATTGCTCGTAATAGTCGTTAAGTTACCTCCGCTCTGGAAGACATTGAAGTTGAACTTACCCAACAATGTCCTGAATGTAGAGAAAACAGTTGCCGGGTTAATTCCTACAGTATTTGATAATGCAAAGATATATGAATCTCCAAGTAATAACGTATCTGGATTTATCCATGCTGTGAGTGTTCCAGTTGTATCTGTTACGATACTCGCAACAGCACCATCAGCTGTGATCCAATCAGTCGCACCATCAAAGTTAAATCCTAAGGGTGCTGCCGTTGGCAATTTACCAGTAGTGGAGAACGTGTCTGTATTACCGCCAACCGTTGTTCCATTAAACCCACCAGATCCAGTATCAAGAACAACTGTCGTTGCTAAGTTGTCATTCATATTATACTTAAGATACGGCTCAGGCAACGGCACCACCCCAAACTTGTTAGCCTTGGTGATCTGGACTTGTTCCATGTTGCCGTCAAAAAAGCTTCCAGCTGTTTGCTTACCAACAAACAAACTTGCATTAAATGCCCCTGGGTTAGCAACGGTATCGTAAGCATCTTGAACTCCGTCAGTATACATGCCTACTTGGTCTCCTACTTTTACCCAAGCAACATGCGTCCATTTACCAACGGGTATAGGATTCCCAGTAATCATATTCCCATTGGTCATAACAACTGCAGTATTCCAAGCACCAAACGTCATACCAAAAGGTGGAGTAGCATGATACCATCTCCACATCAACAACCCGACTTCTTCCTGTTGTAAAACAGTCTTTGCACCAGCATCATCGTCCAACCTTATCCAGGCATCCATTGTCCAACTGTCAGTTGTGCTTGCAACAATGTCATAATCCGTACCACTGGTATCGGTGACTGTTAGGAAATCGCTGTTGCCATCGAAGAAGAGAGCAGTGTCATCATTGATCGGGCCGACGTGCATGTCGGTCTCTGTGCCTACGCCTAAGGCATAGATGTCTGCAATGTTCTTAGCGTTAAGAGTTTGTCTGTAATAACGGAAGTCGTCTATCTGTCCGTCAAACCAGTTAAGATTAGTAGATTCACCTTGCTGACCGATTCTGACGTTGTCATAGAAAGCAACCCCATTGTTGTTCCACCAAGTTTCATCTGTCGTTGTTGTAAGATTAGTTATGTCTGCCCCGTCTAAATATATCTTCGGAGAAACTCCGTCCTGAACAACCACAATGTGATACCAAGTGCTCGCTACTATCCCTGAAGAATCATGACGCCACTGCACTGTCCCAGCGGCGTTAGAGGCAGCCACAGTTAAATTACCTGTAGTAAATAAAGTAATTCTAATCCAAACATTTGTAGCACTCAAATCACTAAGGGCATAGATCGTCTGAGTTGTTGTGTTTATATTCGTGTTAAACCATGCCGAGACTGAGCCAGCAGTGTCAGTATCTATATCTATTTCAAGAGCGTTAAGATTTAGAGCCTGATCCGTACCATTAAGCGTCAATGCACTGCTCAAGTGTCCGGCTGTGTATGTAGGTGTGCCAATATCTACAACAGCGTTGGCTCCTGTCCCGGTATCCGTGCTTGCTCCATTCATAACCATGTGAGTGAACGCTGTGACCGGAATCGATGCTGCTGTACCAGCAATGCTCGCAGGAGAATCTCCATACCCTTCATTCTGTATAGAAGAGTTTACGCCAGTGTTAGTGATCGTGTGTACGGTATTACCGTAGTCAATCCATGTTCCTGCAACGCTTTGGTCAAAGTGAATAAGAAGTTTTGTGTCAGTGTCGGAGAGGTATCGTGACGTTGAAGGCGTGAAGCCTGAGCTCCATCCCCTGTCTGTTCCTTTAGATACACGGAACTCATCGAGGTCTGCGTTCAAGAAATCTGCCTCAGTATCTGAATGGCCAATAACGGGATCTCCTGTGGGATCAGGAAAAGCAGATGCAAAGGTTACCGGACTGCCCAATGCAACACCGTTCACAAATTGCGTGATGTCGCCACTAGACCTGACTACAGCGATGTGATACCAAACACCGTTCTCTGGTATCCATGTATCTGTAATGTTTAATACAAGAACCGTACCATTGTACACAAAGAACTGCAATATCTCTGAGCTGGCAATAATCCTCCATGCTACCCATTCGTCCGCATCAGCGATATTGTCGTGCATCCAAAATGGGGCTCGAGTATCGAAAGCTTTATCAATAAACCTTACCCACGTCTCTATTACGAAGTCCCCCGTACCAAAAGACCAGTCAGCATGATCAGGGATGGTAAGCCTATCTGTCCCGTCAAACTCTCCATACCCACCCTTCAAGGAATCTCCATAGATAAGCAACGGAGCAGCAGGGAAAGAGTTTGGTGCGGCTACGAAGTAGTTGTCGGCTTGGACTCGGACTTCATCCATGTTGCCTGTAAGTAATTGCGTATTGTTGCCTCTTTGTGCAACAGTTAGTGGAGCAGATAAGGTCATTGTTTGGGGAACCCATTGATAGGCAACTTGAACTCCGTCTTGATATAAACCATAACGGGAAGAAGTTTTTATAAAGGCTGCGTGATGCCAATTAGAATCTTCTATTTTTGTACCTAGAACTCCAGCAGAAGTAAAGCTCCAGTACGCATTTCCTGCATCAGCGGCATAGAACTGCAAGCCATTGTTATGAAGAAATAACCATAGATTGCTCGCATCTTCCCACTGACTTAAATAATGTTCTGCCCCTGAAGGATTCCCACTGTGAGCCGCTTGCACATCAAGAGTGTAGTCAGATGTATTGCTTCCGAGTATATCCCAATTAGCCGAGTCAGGAATAGAGAGGTAATCCCCTGTCCCATCAAACGTAAGCGATGCACTGTTCCACTTGCCACCTGGCTTGAAGTCAACATTACCGCTAACGTTGGTTACCGTGTGAGTATTGACTCCGGTGTCTGTGGTTACGTCAGTATCATTAGCTAAGAGTATACGCGTTGCAGCACCGCCAACAGCCGGAGAAGTAGGAACTGTAATAGTGTCAGTTAGACCAGCGTCAGGAGCACCAGAGAATATATTGGTTGAGGAAATCCTGCACTCATCCATGCTCCCCGGGAAGTATTGGATACTGTTAATCTGTCCTATTTGTAAGACAGCTGAAAATGTCGCGGTAGCAGTTCCAAGGGCGTAGCCCGACATAACGCCATCTAAATACGTTCCATAATCCTGACCTACTTTAATCAAAGCAACGTGATGCCACTCTGTGTCCTCTATTAAACCCGGTTGTCCAACAGCAGAAGTAATCTGAACAAAGACTCCGTCAGCTGTTGACTGAGCACTAAATCCAATTCCTCTAGTGTTTTGATGGAGGAGATTCCATCTATTGCTGGCATCCTGCCATTGATTTATATAATGCTTTGACCCAGTAACGCTATCGTGCCTCACCCATAAATCTATTGTCCAGTCATCGCCAGCATTCCCCACGACATCCCAGTCTGTAGAATCAGGAACAGTCAAATAGCTAGTCGAACCATCAAACTGGGCATACCCACCAAAGCTCTCAGCATCGGGAACAACCTGTACTCCACCTACACTCTCTTGGATCTGAGCATCAGCAAAGGTTTGTACGAGAGGATTGTTGCCACCTGAAGTCGCGGCTGTTTCAGTACCGGTACCAGAGTTGTAGAGGTTGGTTACTTGGGTTGGTGTTAAGGCAAGTCTGTAATATCTGAAGTCGTCAATCTGTCCGTCAAAGAAACTACCGTTAGGAGTTCCGTTTACCTTCCTACAACCAATCCTTCCTGTGTCCAGCAATGCTAGGTCATTTAGCCATTGAGACGTATCTGTGGTTATACCAAAAGAACCCACCTCAACTCCGTCAAGATAAAGCTTTGGTGCTCTACCATCATGGACAATTCCAACATGATGCCAAGTGCTTGCTGATATTCCACCACCAGTAATATTCCATGATTCAACACCAGCCTCTGCCAAAGATGCTTGAAGAGAAGACCCTGTAATTTGAAGATAGAACTCGGTATCTGTTGTGTCAGAAGTTATAGTGAAGATTCTCTCGCCACCTAAAATGTCATTAGTGTTAACCCAAGCGAATGCTGACCCTGTGGTATCTGTTTTAATGTCATTAGCTAAAGCATCAATGTTCAAAGCATCTGTCGAACCATCAAGGGTAAGAGCATTGTTAAGAGTCGGCTGAGAAGCCCCTGTCGCTGCTGTGTACGTAGGAGTTCCAATGTCCGTAACAGGATTAGCACCAGTACCATCATCTGTGTTGTCCTCAAGAGCCATGTGTGAGAAGGGAAGGTCATCATGAGTGGAAGCGTCTATGATGATGGAGTTCTCTGTTCCAGTACCTGCGTTGTAGAGAGCTGTTACTTCTGTTTGGGAAAGGACTGAGGCTTGGTAATAACGAACATCATCTATCTGTCCCTCAAAGAAGAATTGGGTTGGTTGGCTGGCGTAATCACGACATCCAATTCTCCCGTTATCCCATACAGCACTTCCGTAGCTAAACCACTTATCTATTGTACCTGTTCCAGTTTCAGTGGGACTAGGGTCTGTAACATCTACGGCATTCCTATATACTTTTAATGCCACACCATCTTGGACAATAGCAATGTGTTGCCATGTTGCAGTTAGTACTGGCATCAGCCAAGATACTATATTTCCTGCACTCTCCTGCAAGCCTACAGTTAACCTATTTACTACTGATGATTGGGAAATACTGAAGGCAGAATCTGCATTAGTGTCCCCAAAAGTAATTATATCGCCAAAACCTACTGGTGGTACTGCGTCTGGGTTTACCCAAAAGGAGAAAGAACCTGTAGTATCATTTATTATATCTGTACGTAAAGCATCAATGTTTAATGCTTGGTCAGTTGTCAAGGTAAGGGCATTACCGATCTGTCCAGCAGTGTAAGTAGGCGTACCGATATTAGTGACAGCATTCGCACCACTCCCGCTGTCAGTGTTGTTCTCCATGATCATATGGCAGAACGCACTCTTTACGGTGTTTCCAGCGTTGGCATGCAACAGCAGTTTTGTATTACTATCATTCCCAGCCATCAGGTTCTCCTTAGGCTATGGTTGATATTCCGGCTGCATTCCAAACGATTGTAAATGTTCCCGCGGTTACCGACTGATCTCCACCGAAGTCAATAGAGTGCATAAGGCTACTGGTATTGGTAGTGTCATAGATAACTGCATGAGCTGTAGTGAACGTTGCTGATGTCCAGCTAATGTCTGTAGCATCAAACGTTGCTGTGTTGGTAGCCAACGATATGGTCTGACCGGCTAAGGTCTGTCCCGGTTGAGTGTACCCTGTTGCAGTTGGTAACTCATTGGTGCTTGTATAAACAGTATCACCCGCACTAAACGCGTGCACATTGTCATACAAGGCCACAGTGATTGTGTCTCCTCCGGATGCGAGATTAACACTCCCATCATAGAGATCCACTTTTAATACGTCATAAGTTCCTGATGCCATTTTATCCTCCTATTTGGGCACACCCATGTGAAGGGTTGTATCATACCCACCCTGTGCATTAGGCTTGGTTTTAGCGATAACATCCACCTTCCTGTCTGGATGACCGCCCGCTGTCTTAAATGTTCCGACTGTCTTGTGCTCCGTCGGTGCTGCTTTCTTCTGGGCCTCTGTCGGCCTGTTCTGTGCTGCTTCTGGTAGATCTGGTTGTGGCATTATCCTTCTCCTTTATCTTTCTGTCGATTAGGGCAATCATCATTCTCGCAAACTCCTGGCTGACAGCTCTCCGAGGATGCTGCTTCATCTAAAAACTCCTGTAACTCCATATGAGCAGTAACCACCTTGCTCATAGCAACTTGGAGGTCTGCATAGTTTAATTTAATCCAAAGGTTACCCACTTTTTCCGTTAGCTTTCCTTAACAATTGTTTGACATCACCTTTGATTTCATCAATGTCACCTTTGAGCTGGATGTACTTAAGATCGTGTACCTCCTTGCTAACGTGAGTATCCCTGAGATCTTTCTTATGCTCATCAAACCGTTTATACATACCCGCTATCTTTCCCCGGCAGTCTCTCGCTATAACACTGACTGCTCCTATGACTACAACGGCTGTCCCTACGCCTGTGGCGTATAGTTCAACGCTTCCCATGTTGCATCCTCTTCTTAATCCACATAGCTATGAAAGGTGCAAGAACAACCGGTATAACTGCTATGGCAAGTAGAGGCCAGAAGTTCATGTTAGGCTCCGCTTGCATAACCGGTGCTGCTTCCGGTATCGCATTCCCTACTGCTTCAATGATCGCTACTGTCTGCTCTACTGATTTAACTTCACCTGCCCATGCTATAGCCATCCCCATCCCTCCACGTATTGAACCTTGCCTGGTTTAATTCCTAGCTTCATTCTCATTACTCTCCTTAACAACTTCTGAACCCGTTCAATTCTCTCATCCTCAGTTTCTTTTGGGCTTGATAAAGACGAAGAGTATCTCGGTATCTGCACCATCGACAAAAGAAGTACTGGTTGTAAGATGCCATCCGTCGTCGAGGATAGCATCAATATCGGACTTGATATTAGGATTAGTACGAGGAAGAGTAACCCTAAGTATTTTAGATTTCTCAATTTGTCTCCCTCCACCAACTTTATTTAAACTCATGATGCTCCTGCTTTAAGTATCCATACATTAAGATCACCACTCGTTGGGCTTGTTGCACACTTGGCTGTTACACGATAACAAGGAAAGAAATCAGTTACCGTAGCGTAGTCCTTCTCCAGCGTGGTTAAGGTAAAAGCACTGCCTATGTTTATCCAGTTGGTCTGATCCATAGAGCCCTGAAGCTGTATATCAACACTCTTATCGAGGTCGTTATACACAACGATAGTCTCAGCACTGAACTCTCCGGTATCGGCAACAGTAGAGTTTACGGTTGTACTAACCCGTATGGCTTCATCTATGAACACATGATCTTTATCTGTTGTTGCCATTAGACTGCCGTCCTATGAGTTATTAAGTATTTAAGAAGAACGTCTGCTCCTGTTGCTTGTGCCTCAATCGTTACATTATCTACGAAATCAACTGGTGAGCTTGGGTTATACCTAAAGTTCTTATTGGCTGTCTCAGCCCACATCGGCACGTTGGTAGCGTTGGACAACCCGATAGCATTAAGGTCTGACATTGCTATGTCGTAGCACACAGTTGAATCAACAGTAAGCCTTACCCTGTAACCAGAACTACCACCGACACACGCGATAAAGTCAAGCTTACCCTTCGAACTTGTTACCGACAGAAGACTTGACCATGCTGAACTTGTTATCGTTATCCCTGTTGAGTCAAAGTCAGTTACCGGAGCAAACGCTTGGAGCTGGAAAGAGAAGCTATCACCCAACGTTACGTCAAGCCTCTCCTTAGCACCGTCAGTTGTCTGTGTTACGCTGTCGGTCTTACCCTCTTCATAGAGGGCTACGTTAGTGGTTAAGTCATTCTGATCTGCCACGCAGTAGCTCCTCTATGTTATGAAGGGTTTTACTAATGTCATTCAATAACTTGATTTTTGAATACTCAACATTCCCGAAGTTAATCTGCATCTCACCTGATTTTGGGGGCACAGATTCTACTTTTCTCGTTTTGGTTTTATTCATTTAATTATCCTTACGCTATGTCGTTACCCATAATGGTTGAGTTAACGTCCACGCCTGCTCCCTGTCGGTTAGTCATAATGACCCGAACAGTACCGGTGCTTGTAACTGGAACAACAATTACTGGATCAAACTTAATGTAATCACCAGTGTCCTTCTCTGTGAACCCAACGGCTTGCGTTACCAATGTAGCAAGCGGACCTGTCTGGATTTCTACTTTCATCTTTCCAGAACCTGCCCATTGAACTCTGCTAAGCTCAAAGGTTGTTCCAACGACTGTGTAGTCATTGTTAGCACTAGCTGCGGCTGCCGGTGTGGCAGAAGCGTAGTCGTGAACCTTTGTACCTGAAGACCCAGCAACAACAACGTTGATAGAGCCGTCAGCGTTTATTCCTAATTGATCCGTTCCATCAGTGATAGCTACCTGCAAGGCATCGATCGTTCCATCAAGAACATCAACAAATACGCCTGTTCCGTCACCTAAAGCTACGGAATCAGTGGTATGAAGAAGGTCTCTGATGTCAAGATTAACTGCGTCCACTGTGATGGAGTTTCCACCATCATCAATGCTTACATCAGCTGTGATGCTTGCTACTGTTCCAATGTTCCACGTTCCGGACTGTTCGCTGGAAGTGATCATACGACGATCTAAAGTCATGCGAGCAAGACCAATGTCTCCCTCGTCTACGGAGTCGGTTGCAGTTTCATCAGCTAAGAACCCCTGAGCATTGACTTTGTCGGTACCTATAGTAAACGCACTGTCATCGACATATGCTGTTTCTAAGGTTACAGTTGCATTAACATCGAGTGCACCTGTGGTTACACCAGCAACATTGCCAGCGTCGTCAGCGATTTGAATGAACATAACGTTGGACGCTGTGTTTGCATTCTCATCTGCTGATACTTGGGTTTTGAAAGCTGAATCAGCCATCGTTATCCTCCTCTTTGGTTATACATCAATAACCTCTGCATCATCTCGACGTTCAAGGTCATCCAACTGCTTCATTAAGGCCATGCATTCTCTCTCGGCCATGATTTTATCTGCTTCGATCTTCTTTAACTGCCCTTCAACAATCACGTAGGCTTGTGTTGTCAGGGTTTGTACTCTTGCCTTCTTCTCAGCAATCTGTTGTTCAAGCCTTAATTTATTAACTTTGACGTTAGGCTTGACTAAATAAGTTTGTTGTACTTCTAGATCGCCCATTATGGTGTGTTCGCATATCCGTATATGACCGCCTCAAAGTCTACGAGGCTTCCAGTGTTAAAATGTTCCACCTTGATGTCAACAACATCCAACGCTGACAACCCCAGTGGGTTAGACTTGAAATCAAACTCTAAGTTCAGATTTGGCCCTGTCCTGCGTATGTCAATATCAACAGTGTTTATGGTTAGAAAGAACTTAGCATAATTACCACCAGATACACTGATAAGAGCAACATTGTTAAAAGTGGCAGAGTACGTGGCAGATACTATCGTTGTCTTCGTTGTTGCCGCCACACTCGTTGCCGTACCGTTGGTCTGAAAAGAGATGAGTGATACACCGGTTATGTTTGTATCGACTTCACCAGTAACCTCTGCATCGGTAGTACTCTTGTTTCCCCATCCTTCTGCGATATTAGTTGGCATTAGTAAGGAGTCTCCCTGATCGCAGTCCTAACACGAATATCCTCATCGATAGAAACAGTGCTAAAGGTAAATGTATACGGACTGTCATTCCTACACGTAGGCATCTCAAGAGCCTCATTGGTATCGTTGGGATCATTTACTGCCGTCTGATCAAAGCGTATTACCTCCTCCCCTTGCCTGTTGGTGACTGTGCAGAGATAGGTGTTTGAGCTTGTAGTCGGCTCTATAATCACATTCCACAGTATGCCTCTCCAGGTGTGGTTAGCCTGGAATGAACCACCACCCCCAGAGACGGCAACTGTATGATCTTCCTTGTGAAAGAGTGTCATGACTGGGCCTTATCATATTCAGCCTTGTAGCCCTCGCCATCCATCGGCTCTGTCTTAGGCTTCACTTCCCAACGCTTACATACAGCGTCCTGAGAGATGTTACCCTCAACAATTTCACAACTTGTAGGATAGAAGTAGTAATTACAGGTCATACACTTCTCATGTAGCCGGTAATTAACCTCATCCTTATTTAACTTTGCGTCAGGCATCAAAGCCATGTTACTCTCCTCGGTTAAACGGATTCAAACCAGCCAGAAAACCCCAAGCTGTTTGAAGGATTCCTGTTTCAAGCTGAGGTTTAAAAACAGTCATCGTTGAGATGTCATCTTTACCGAAGTCATCAACGTTAAGATTAAAACGTGTCTCTTGATCAACGTTCATCTTTTCGTGAATGATCAACGGAATGTCCGCACCAACTCCAGCAACCATTTTCTTCTTGGCTGCATCGGGATGTGAACCGCACTCATTGACAATATACTTAAGCTTAGAATCACATGGATCCCAATCTCCGCTTGCAAATGCTGTTTGTGCAAAGACTAGGAAGACTCCGCACACTACTGCAATCATTACATTACGCATGTTATTACTCCCCTATTTGAGATACAGATAGACGGTAGCACCAGAGGTTATAGTCGTCGCTGTTAAGCTAAGAGCTTTTATCCCACCTGGAACAGTCAATCCGTCTGTCAGTTGCTCGGCAGTTCCTACGCTTTCGTAGACTGCAGCACCGTTAGCATCTGACAACAGTACGACTTGTGCAGCCGCACCGAAGACAACTTGTATCGCTTTGATTGTTATTGGATTCGTTGATACGACACCTGCGGTATCGAGTACAATAGGATTAGTGGTAACTGAGTTAGCCATTATTTATCCTTTCTTAATGTTTCGATGCTCTTTTCTTCTCCTGGCCTTAGGGAACGTTGGATCTCTCGGTATCTATTAACGAGCCCACTTTTTTCATTTTGATTAAGCCAGAACTTATGTTTACGTACTGCACCAGGACATTGTCCCGGGTGATTCATTTCGAACCGAGTTGGCATTCCCTTTTGGAACTGCTCCTCTAATTGCTTCTCTTCCCGGTACATACTATCCTTTTTCTTATCGGTAAGTCTCCCGGGTGAACCCTCGTGAATCTCCCTATCGTAGTAAGCGATCTCCGCCTTGATTTTGGATTTATCAATCTGCTCCCCTGCCGTACCAGCTCCAAATCCTTCAGCATCGGCTAGAGCTCCCTCGAGGTCTCTCTTTTCTGACTTAAGTCCATCGAGTTCCGTAACGCTTAACGTAGGTTTCTTCTTTGCTCTTGGTCCCATAGTATTCTCCTCGTTTGTGTTAGTTAACGGGGCGAGAAGAGTCCGGCCCCTATTAACTTACGATTGTGTTCCCACAATGGCTCCATCCGCCTCAGGATCGGTAGGTATAGACGTATGAATCCTCAAGTCACCTGTGGAATCAACCCACATGTAATGAGGTGTACCGTCTGCCTCTTTCATCTCAAGCATACCCGGTTGGAAATTACCAACAACACCGCTGACCGTAGTCACCGATGGCATGTTTGGATTGGAGAGGTTGTCTGTTCCGACTGAATTGTGGGTGGAAAAACCCCGGCGAGTAGTTGAATGTGGAAGTTTGTTCTGTCCTTGTGCCATTTCGTCCTCCTTTTTAGAAAAGGTTTTGGGGAGAGGATTTCTCCCCTCCCCTAATTGGTTACGCTACGTTGTGCCCGAAAATGAACGTCCAATCCGAGAACCCGTAAGAATAACGGCAATAGGTGCTCCACTTACTGATGTAAGTATCGAAGTCCTTATCTTTGTTAAACTCAGTAGGAATACGGTTGAACCACTTCAAGTACATTTTGCACATCTTGGAATCGATCGCAAACCAGTTGTTGCTGTCTGTGAGATAATCCCAAACAACAATCTTATACTTCCCTTTTTGGAAGTTAGCGTTGTTGTCGGCAGTATCCATCTTACCGGTTGAGTTCACGATTTCCCATGCTTGCTCTTCAAGAGCAGGCGGAACTAACAACGTGTCGATGCGAGAGATAAGCAAGTTATCAGTCTCATCGGTCAACTCACGCATATCAATACGAGTTGCTTCAACTGCCGTAGCAGATAAAGCGGTGCTCCCAGTATTGCTATTTGTGGTCGTTGTTCCTACACGGGTATGTGCTCCATCACACAACGCCAGTCCGTCACCACCTGCAAATACAGATGTGTTGAAAGCGTTGTTGAAAACACTGGCTCCATGCTTCTCCTGTGTTCTCTTGGTGATCAACGCCAACTGTGCCGGCCTTTTATTGATGATTGAATACAAGTCGTCGTCCACGAGCCTACGCTCGATTTTAATACCCTTCACCCACTCCCTGTGGTTGTAGGATACGCGGTACTGCTGCTTGAAGTCGTCGTACGGAATGTTGCCGTCAAACTCTTCCAAGTCGCCCATACCACCAACGCCGAGGTCGTATTCGGTTGCCTTGTTGGATTTCTCTTGTCCGAACAGGTTGTCCTTCTGACCTTCAGGAAGAGCATACTCATCCATGAAGATCTTCCGTAGACCTGGGTCCAAAAGATACCCAAAGTTTTCCGAAGCTATTACGCCCATTTAATTTCTCCTTTTATTTATTCCAGACATTCCCTTCAATCTTCGCATAAGCGAAAATCTTAGTGAAGTCTTTGGTTCCTAGTGTTCGAACTGCTTGATTTTCCAATCCACCAGAACCAGCAGTTTTCTTTGGTCGCATGATCTCGCTACCTTGGAAAACGGACTCAACTCTGTTCTCAAGAATCGTGAGAGCAAGAGAGTCAGTTCCAGCTGTTAGTCCATCAATGTCGATCTCGCCAGCTTCAATGCGTAAAGCATCTGCCGTTAAAGGCACAACTTGGCTTAATCCCGTTCCTGCTTGTGAAATCAAGACACCAGTGTTAGACGCAGTGTTTGTTCCGGTAACTGTGGTCAACGTACAAGTCGTTGTCACAACAGCAGAACTCACAACATAATCAAACTCACCAGTATCAGTTGAATAGGCCCAGCCTCCACCAAAGCCAGCAACACCAACACCAGATGTACAGGTGTAAGGAATTGTGGTATCAGTGACAGTTCCCCAAGTAATTGGAGAGTCTGTGTCATACTGGATTGCGTAAATCGCACCCGGGTTAACGATGACCTTTAAGGTATCGAGAGTTCCAGCTGCTTGCGTTCCAGCAAGGGTTGCCCCATCATTTCCGAGTGTAGTACCCGCAGAGCTATATCCACTCTGGGCAGGTAGTGTCTCGCCTTGATTTGATACACCTACAAACGCACCGGTTCCAACTCCTTGACTAGCGATCGCACCATCTTCAGCGACACCAGCGGCCAGAATCTCACCGTCGTTGTATGTATCAGGTTGTGCAGGAAGGTCTTTGATGACCAACTCTGATCCGTCAATACAATATTTAAACTTTGCCATTGAATTATCTCCTTAGCCTACAGAACCCGTAAGGGCTACTTACGGATGATAGGCAGCTCGGGATTTATATTAGAGATGTCGTAGATAAGCCCTTTGCCACATTCCTTGCAAGTGTACCGAATGCGAGTTGCTGTGCTACCTTGGTGATCCTGCTTCCAACGTTGTGCACCGCACTTCTCATTGTAGTCATCCTTGTTCGGATGTGGACATACTAGAGGCGTACCAAACGCTCTCGGATTTATGTCCTTCGTAAATATACCCACTATTTAGGTGCCTGTATTTGACCGGCATAATCTTCCGGTGTCATACCCATCGCAGTCGCAGCGTTAATCTGATCTTGAGTTAGCGGTATCGCCCCGGTAGCTGCCGGTGCTGTGAATGTTCCGGGAGCGGGAGTAGTGCCTACAAACTCACCCTTCTGGAACTGCTGGTAGAGATCATTCTTCTGCTTCTCCATGATGCTATCCACGTTTTGACCTCTCACAACAAGATACGCCACCTCCATTACCCTGGGGTCAGACCTTTGGTCCAACGGCAAGCTTCGCACATACGTCTCAGCTTGGTTCCGGTAAGTATTAAAGTCTGTGTACTTGCCTGAGAGTTCACTCGCTTGAGAGCTAAGATTAGCTTCAACTGAGTCTCTCCAGTTCATAGCGACCATTATCTCGGCTTGAACTGCTTTCCTTGGATCAGTGTCCCACAATTGCTCAATCTCCTTTTGCATCTGATTGGGCTGAGCTTCTTGTGTTGCTTGTTGCTGATAACCACGTTGTGTCACCATGTCCCGCAACTGCGTCATTTCGGTTTCCAACGCTTGGCGTTTTGTCCTCTCTTCATGCAGTGCAGTGATGGGTACTGTGCCACTTGGCACGGGCTCTGGTTTAACGCCGGGAGTTGGCGATGCACTCGGTTTAACCGCCCCGGGTGTAGGCGTAGCTGTTACACTCGCTGGTATTGCCGGAGTGACCGGTGTAGGCGTAGGTATAACAGTAGCTCCTGGCTTTGGTTCAGCCGCCGGAGTTGGCTGTGCAGGTGTCCCACCTGGAGGAGTCGGTATGACGGTACCGGCTGCGGGCTTTACGTCATTAGGATTTGGTATTGGATCTGGCATAATAGCTCCTATTGCACCATGTACGGCATGGCGGACCGGGCAACGATTAGCTCGCTGGGGCTTCCCGATCTATAACATCATCGGGGATATTCTTAACAGACTGCAGGGATGCTACCTTCATCTGAACACTCAGTAAGTCTTCAGGGGCTACAGTCTGTAATTTAGTCATTTCGTACGCGATCTTCTTATCCACCTCTTTGCAAAACTCTTCCCAAAGAAGGGTGTTCTTAAGTTCTTTAGCTTGTACTACGTTCATGCTGGTTGAGGCACCTGCGGGCCTTGTATTGGTTGTCCTACTTCTGGCGTTTGACCACGCATGTCAGCACTCTGCTGAGGTGCTTGTGTGCCATTACCTCCGCCAGGCATAGGGGGATTGCCTTGAAGCTCTAACTGGATCTGCTCCGGAGAAGCTCCTTCAGCCATTCGTTGCTGTATGTACTCCTGCACTTCCGGTGGTAGTTGTCCAAGACCTTGCTTAACAGGCTTTTGATTAACAATAAGCTTATCAAGGCCCTTGAACCCCATAAGTTCACCGATGCGTCTATTGAGTTCGGCTTGGTTGATAGTCCTATCGTTCACCGTTATCTCCTTGAACCGGAGAAGCTGGCCGATCTGGACTTCTTTGTTTATAGTCTCAGACACACCGGTGGGAATGAATTTCACCCGCTGTCGTATATCTTTTGGTCCTACCTCCATATTCTCTTCTGATCCTTCTACGGTCGTAGCTCGCACCCACTCCGGCATAATCATAAATTGCTGGAGGTTAGAGAGGTAAATCTGTGCTAGATCCGAGATGAGGTCGGTTTCCATTTTTCGAAGGATAGGTCTGAATCGCACTCCAGCAGCACCTTGGAGCAATGAGATCCCCGCTGCAGTTCTATGCTGACCTTCGTCCGAAGGCATGAGTGGGACGGTAGCTCCTGTGGCTTCTCGATAATCAGATTTAGCCAACTCTTCTTCTTTGTAGCTACTAGCTGTAACGTCAGGGGTGTCCATCCATCTAATCGAGTTAACAGTATCGCTGCATTTATGCCATTTTCCGGGTGCTGCAACTTGTAACCTTTTGACATTGATGAGTGGGTCATTACCATTATAGAATCCTTGCTTATTAAGGACTAAGTCAACGTTGTCAAGTCTTTGATTAACTATTTTGTTGAGCCGGTCCTGGGTTGGCATTCCAACGTTACCAATTCCCACGCCGAACCAATTGGGCTTCTGATCAGGGAATAACGTATACTTGATGTAAGGCGGTCTTTGATGTTGGTATGGATTTAAGTCTCCGCGAACCTTAACTTTACGATTAACAATAACGATGTGATGCGGCACAGCCCTTTTCTTCATAACCTTCTGATCCTTCACATAAGATAAATCCCACCCACCCCAGTACTCAAGGAGTTCGTATTCGTCACGTTTCTTCTTTTCCAAGAAGTTCTGACCATCCTTATCGAGTAATGCTGTCTTCTCCCCTGACGGTTGTTCTGAGTTGAGGGCTTCTGTGAGGTTTATGAACTTTGAAGAAGGATTTTCTGCGAGGGCTTTAAGATATTCGGAATCGCAAAAGCGACGGCGAATAAGAGGCAGTCCATCCGTCATATACATTTTAGCTGGGTGGGGATACATTTCAAAAAAGTTTACTGCCATGCAGTCCGGGCGGGAATCAGTAACGACTTCTTTCCTCTCTCCGTACTCGTCGATCATCCAGCCACGCCTAAAAAGAAACGGGGACTCTAAGTACCCCGTTCCAAGTAAAGTATTCTGTGCAAGCCCAGGCATGATTTCACCCTGGACATCAGATGTTCTAAAATGTTGTTGTATGAGAAACTTAATCTTCCTGCCAACTTCTTCTGGGAAATCACCGAACGTAGCCACGTCGACGGGAGCTTCATTTGGGAAGAGTGCTGCAAAGATACGCGGAGTAATAGTCTGTTCTGCTGCAAAGGTAATTGGTACATGCACCTGGTTCATCCAAGTGTGTTCACGGTTAGGCGGTTCATTCTCCCAATGCTCTACAGTCTTCTTAGCATCTTCGAATCGCTTAGCATGGAACTTCTCATACCGCTCGAATTCCTCGACGACAAACTTAACCATAGGGTCGGTACTTTTTGAGGTTCCCGCCTTTGAACTTTGTGAGTGAGTCTTGTTGACCATAAGTTACGCCCTTTTTGGTGAACTTCAACTTCTTGGATTTAATTGGTGCTTGAGTAACTAACGCGTGTCCTGTTCGCTTCTGTGCTTCCTTAGCCGCATCCTTCTGTGTATACCCGGACTTAACCAGTTCATCATATATTTCCTTGACCCCCGCCATACATTCCCCTTCTCATTATCCCTTCCATATGATTTCCGTCTAACCAGGGAGCACTCTGCGGCGAATAGCCGGGTCCTGCCTGCATCCCTTGCATACCGCCTTGCGGCTGTTCATAGTCCTGTTGCCAAGGATAGCGTTTCTTCCGGCTCATCTGGGGATACCCGCCTATCCAAGGCGAAGTAAAGTCTCCGGGTATCTGGTCTTGCTGACCATACTGCTGTCCCGGGCCCATCGATTGCGGTAATCCGCCATAAGCCTCTTGTTGTGGTGCCTGAGCTTGACTTCCTGACTGTTGGTCAAGTATACCGCCATAGCCACTAGTCCTCTGGCCCATATCTCCGCCTATTCCGACTCCCATATTGTATCCTGCCATCAGTACCTCGGCTTTCGCTTACGCGGTGCTTTAGGTTTACTTTTTTGTTGCTGTGCGTGTGTCAAAATTCGCCTCCTCCGTTAGGATTCGGGTTATCAACTAATTTATAATAAGAGCTCCCCCCAGTTGAGACAGTAGGAGACTTGGTATATTTACCTTTGTATTGGATTTCATCCTCTTCTTCTTCCGGGGGAATATATCTTGGATCACTATTGTAAATGTAGCGTAAGCAATCCATAAAATGGTCGTTTTTCTTCTTCGCAACGTCTTTTGGATCAAACTCTTCCTTGTTTCTCCGGTGTTCGTCCCATATGTAGTGCTGAAACTCAAATATCGTCTGTTTGCAGTAGGCACTTACCTTAAGCTGAGGGGCACGGAGCTTGGTCAGGGAAGAAAATCTTGGTGTGAGTGCTTGCCTGATTCTCGCTTTACCTAACATGGGATCCGAATTCGCACGTTGGGTAAATACTCCGTGCCTCATAAGCTCTTTGCGGACATTAAAGCCACCAGCAGCTATATTGTCCTTATCGGCATGGGGGTCGATAAGCCTTATCCTTGCAGATTGCTCACCCTCTTGGGCAAGAATCGCATCGGAGATCTGTTTTATATCCATATCTTTGAGCCAGAGCTCATCATAAAGGTAATGATTGCCCTTCGGGTCTACAGCTAGCCATAGAACAGCCGTAGGTGTCCGCTCATGCGGGTCAATCGCCATATACCGTGTCCAGTCCTCACCAATGTCAGGAGGATCGATTATATGGCTCTCTGGCGTAAATTCCTTATATATCAGTCCAGTGAGATGGAGGAACCGGCCGTGAAGCCTGGCTTCCTTTTCCTCATAGGTGAGCGAGTCCTCAAACTCCTGAATAGCTTCTTCCTTGAGATATATGTTATCCCGTATATCCATCGTAGTGGTAAATGTGTTAGGATCCTGATTCGCATATATCTCATCATATATCCATGGTTGCGTAAGAGGGGTAAGCGTGAGCCACCGCCTACCGCGGAAATCAACCAATCCCCGCAGAGTGGCCACATATTTGTCCCTTGGTGGGGGCTCATCAAACCAAGCGATGTGACCTTTCCATCCCTCAAACTGCTCTGTGTTCTGTTCATGCGTTAGTATGTCAAAGACCGAACCATTCTTCAGAATCCATTTTACCGGGATTCCCATCGGATTCTTGGTTTGCTTGGCAACCAAGCTCATATCAAGCCATTCTTCAAGAAAAGGGATGATGACCTCTCCTACCCCTTTTTGAAAATCTTTCCCAATAATCCTACCTTTAACCGCGGAATGATACCTTTGGTCATTTGGGTACCATTCTGGGTACAAGCCCGTGACATGCCAAAGGAACTCCATACCGCCTGATGTTGTCTTCCCTGTTCGATTTCCTCCAAAGAGGGCTCGACATATGCATCCGGACGTGTGGAAGTCCATCTGCTTCGGCATCGGCTCATAATCGATTATCTTTCGGGATTTGATGAGATTCACTTCCTCGTTCATCAACCCCAAGTATACTTCTTGATCCTCCCGACTCAACTTCTTGAACTGATCTACTGTCAAGTGGACCTTCTGCAACTGCTCCAAGACGCTTGAACTCACTGATAAGCTCCTCCGCTGACAAGCCTTTTACGTATTTATACTGGAACTTGTCAATTTTGATCTCCGGCGTTATCCGGCCAACAGCTGTCGTTAGCTTGACAAGCATGTTTTGGTCGTCTTTCGATAGACGAACCTTCTTCTTTATATCTTTAGTGACCCGAACGATCTGTTGAAGACACAGTTCTTTCGACTCTTTCATAAGTTGTGCTATTTTGCCATCTGTCTTTTTGTGGATTTTTTTTATTTCGGCTTGAAATACTGCAGCAATGCGTCCGCATCGTTCGGTGTCGCCCGCGTAAAGGTCGGTAAAGTACGTATATTCTATATCCGAAGCCTTCGCGATCTCTTTCATCGTAAGCCCGCCTTCTTGAATCAGCTCTAAAGCTTTCCAATGTTTCTCGGCGAGGTCGGACGGTTTATCTTTTTGACGCTTTCCCATAGACTTTCCTAGTTAGTCATACATTGTCCGGGTTGCATACAAACAAAAAGAGACAGCTCCGCCAGGGAACTGCCTCCATTTGTTACGATACAATAAGTAAAACACATAAAACGGGTCATGTCAAGGGTTTTTGGACTTTTTTATTGGGATTTCGTGGGGATTGGGAATTTCTCTGTGATGGGTG